GGTGACACGCAGCCGTTCACAGAGGTCGAGCCAGCCGGGTTGTGACGCGAATCGCTCGATACCACGCTGCCGGCGAAGGTTGAATCGCGTCCGTGGAATCCGGTCACTATCGAGAATGAGATGATGCTCCGTGTGGCTGTACCACTCCGTGTCCAGCGTCTCGAAGTCACCGCCGACGTTGTACTGCACTTCGACCTCCGTCACGTCACGAATCGGATACGGTAGCGATAGCGCCTTGTTATCGACGGCTTGCCGTTCATCAATCCGGCCATCCTGCGCCTTCGGCGTCACGTCGCCATACAGATTCTCGAAGATGGCGCGCGACTCCGCTTCGAGTTTGACGAGGAGTTGATCGAATCGCAGTTGCTCGTTATCGCTAAAGAAGTCGCCGCCCTCGTATTCCACTCGCTCGCGGAGTCGGGCGAGTGACTGATACGCGTCGGGGGACTCTGAAACCGTCACCATACCCACCCATCGCGCCGGCACGGTAATGACGCTTCGGGCGAGACACAGGCACATGGCAAGCATAATCTGGGGCAAGATTCGGGACGCGGTGCGCCGCCTCTCCGCATTCGCACGCCGACGTGAGGAGATGCGAGGGTACGTCGCTACTCACAGGTTCAGCATGGGCGGCGGTGATACAGAGACTATCGCCATCACGAACCCGGCGGGTTCTGGCGTCGTCGCGGATATAGAGCGGTTCGTTATTTCGTCGCAGTTTCGTGGACAATTCGATATACTTGATACGTTCTCGGCAGCCCCGTCCGGTGGCACAGAGGTCGTGATTGATAATCTCGTCATGGACACCGACGGCTCTGAAGGGCCAGAGGATGACGGTAGCATGAGCGTCGTTCACTCGCCAAGTTTCACCGCGACGGGATCATCACACTTTGAGGGGACGATTCCGAGCGGCGGAGGGAGTGGCGGCTCGTCCACAACCGGCGGTGAGGGGACTGCCAGTGAGCCACTTATCGAACCGGGGCGTTCGGCAGTTATTGAGATTGAAAATGACTCGAATAACACCCGACCTGCGACTGTCGGATACGTCTATACTGAGCTACCGTATCGCCCGTAAGCGTCAGTCGTGGTAGGGGCACGGCCGCTCGCGGCCACATACCTCATCGTCTGCTTTGACTACCTCGCAGGTGTCTTCCGTGTCGGTACACTCCGGGCAGCGCGGTTGCTCTGCTGTTACACTTGACTCAGCCAACAGTCGAACCGACTCGCCAAGCTTCGGGCAGCCATAGTCGGCGTGCAACGTTTTATCGGTGAACGATTCGCCCGAGCGCCCCTCGAAGTAGTAGGTCATACCCACGGGTAACGGCCGCAGTCTCAAATAAAAAGGAGTCCGCCGTTAGTTGATCTATGCCGTCGGCGAGACGGTGTACGTCTGGATGTGCGCCCCGTTCTCCTCGCTCGTGAGGCAGCCGTAGAAGTCGAACGCCATCTGCTCCTGTGGCGCGACTTTGGCGAGGGGCTTCATCTGCAGCTCCTGAAGGACACTCAGGTAGGTGGCCTCCATGTTGACGGAGTACAACTGATTGTACGTCGAGCCGTCGGCACGGTCGCCGATATTCGGAATCGCGTTACTGACGAAGATGGGCACGCCATCGAACTCCAGCACTTGCGTGATTCCGAACACCTCGCTCGTCGGCTCGTAGCGCGTGTTGTCCACGAGCGACTTGCGGAGTTCCGAATGCCAGTCGTAGTCACAGACAAGCGCGAGTTGCCCCGTCTGCGCGCCGGCTTCACGAGCCGCGGTGATAACCTCACGCGTGGCCGCTTCGATGTCCTCCGGGTTGGCGTTTGCCGGGTCGCCGAGGTCGCCCACGACGCCGCCTGCGCCCGTCGAGATGAGGTCATTGAAGCCATCGAAGCCATCCGCGTTGTAGTCGGTGCCGCGAATAATCTGGCGTTCGAGCGTCTGCTGTGCGCCACGCATGAACGCCTCCTGCTGGGTCGACTCGGCGGCACGCACGTTGGACGACGCGAGGATGAGTTTATCCTCCAGCCGCGTCGCCGCGCCCATGCCCACGACGGTGAACGAAAGGTCGCCGTCGTAGCTCGGGTCCTTGTACGTGTAGGAGCCTTCGGTGTCGTTCGTCGTCTCCAGCCCAAATTCGAGTTCGGGGTGGTCCGTGAGCGGCGTCGGGACGATTTCGTCGTCCTGCGTCGTGACGCGGCTCATCATGTCGGCCATCGGCAGCCGTTCGGGGTTGACGACGAAGACTTCAGGAAGAATATCGAGCGGGAGCGTCCAGTCACCCGTGTCGAGATTCTTCTGAATCTCTCGCGTCGTCTCCGCGACACCGAAGCCCTTCTCCTGCAGCTCGTTCCACTTCTCAACGATGGTTGAGCCGTCGGGCATGGCCGGTGTCTCACACATCTGCTTCCAGCGATCTTTCTGCAGCGTGATGGTGTTCTGGCCGGCCCCGCCGGGGGTTTTCCAACCCATCGGGTCACGGTAGATTGTGCCGTCATCGAGGTCGCCGAAGGACTTCGCGTAGAGGTTGTCCTTCTCCTTCTTGATTTCGCGTCGGTCCATCGCCACGCCGCCGTTCATGTTCGGTTGGGAACTCATTAGCTATCACCCTCGTGCGTCGCCGCCAGCTCGCTATAGGATGGCACGCCAGCCTCCGCCGACTGTGCGTCCTTCACCTTCGCCGTCTGCTCGGCTGCGGTTCCGGTTCCGTCACCACCCTTCTCGAGATTTGCATCGTCGGCACGCTTGGCCGCCGATTCCATCTCGTCGTCCATCTCCTCTTCGTCTTCCTCGTCGCCGTCCATCTCGCCGTCGTTCTCGCGGAACATCTCCTTGAGATGCGACTTGATTTGGTCCGGCGCAAGGTCAACGTCCTCGCGCGAGGCGATCTCTTCAGCCTTCTGACTCAGGAACGCCGAGCGGTCGCCCTGCCCCGGCTCCTTCGTTGCGCCCTCTTCCACCGCCTCCTTGATTGTCTCGACAGTCGCTTCGAGACTCTCAAAGCGGTCTTCGAGGTCCTTCGATTGTTCGTCACCCATACCCTCAGTTGTCGCCGCGTCGGATTTAGTCGTTCCGGCGGCTTCCTCCGACTCGGCCGGTGTCAGCGACTCGCTAAAGTCGGCGTCGGGAACCTCATCGTCGGGTACGCAGCGCGGGTCGCCGTTCTCGTCCGTGCCGACCATCGTGTACCCCTCCCAGCACGGGTCTTCGTCGTCCTTCGCCGTCGCCTCCACCTCCTGTGCCCCCTCGCCCGACTCGGCAAGGTCGTTGTACGCGTCAACGTAAGCGTCGTGCGACGGCCCCGGCATATACGCTGTGTTCCCATCGAGTTCGTGTGGATGAGCGACTTCCTCCATGCCCATCTTCGCGGCCGCTTTCTCCGCCACTCGCTCGGATGCATACAGCACGTCGACAACTGCTTCGTCAGCGAACGGCACTTCGAACGCCTTCGCCGTCTCGTTCGTATCGCGTTCGAACGTGCCGTCAGACTTCAGCGTGACGTGATCGGCCATCCCGTAGATGGACAGGCCCGTTAGCTCGCCCGACTTGATGCGGCTCCATGCATCCGCGCCCCACTTGATCCCCAGCATCCACGTCCCGGCGGGGTAGGTTTCCTCACCGCCGCTCGGCATGGTAAACGTGCGTTCGTCCTTCAACACCCACGACTCGACGGGTTGGCCTTCGCCATCGATAAGCGAGTGGTCCGTGTCGATACCGCCGTCGGAGTTCAGGAACTCATGCGCCGCTTTCTCGACGGTGGGCGTCGCAACCACGTCGCCTTCCTTGTCGAGTTCTCGCGGGATCATGGCCGGCGCGTAGGTGATTCGCTTCTCCGTGTCGTCTTTGCGGAGGTCGGAATTGTCGGCGTTCAGGAGCGGCGCGTTCACGCGATAGTTCGTGTCCTCCGGCCCGTCGGCCGACTTCATCGCCACCCAGCGCGAGTCGATGGCCGGTACGTCCACGCCACTCACGAGGTCGACACCCACGTCGGCGATTAGCCCCGCGCCTTCCTTCACGGCGTCGAGAAGTTCCTGCTGATTCCCGTTCTCGGCTTTCGCCTCGGCCTGTAGCGCGCCACAGATAGACTCCGCGCTATCCATGTCGTGGCCTTCCTCCTCGGTCATCGTTCGGACGCACTCATCGAAGTCCTCAAACCCACTGAAT